GACGATTGGCTGGGCCGCTACCTGGGGCGCTCAGGGCGGCCACTGAGCCGCAGGACGCTCGCGCAGGTCTACGGGCACCCGACGCTACAGAGGGCGCTGGACGCGCGTCTTATGCGCTGGGAAGCGGTGCCGCCTCGGGGCGCACTCGTGGTCGCTAGAGCGAACAGGAACCGCTCGTTCGACTATGCAATGGGCATAGCCAATGGTGAGAAGGCAGCGTTCCTTCTGGCTGCGGGCGTGGTATACCTAGACATCGACCATGTCGCAGGGAGTTGGGTCTGATGCCCCAGGTATTTGTCGCGCTGCTCGCCAAGGTAGGCATCACGGGGATGGTTGCGACTGTCCTCGGCTATGTCGCCTACACGATCGTGACGGTGGCCCTTCTGCGGGCGCTGGCGCCGAAGCCCAGCTTCGGTCAGATGCGCGGTCTGATGACGAACACGCGGGGTGCGACAGACCCGCAGAACTATGTTTACGGCACGGTTCGCAAAGGTGGCACCATCACCTACCTCGAGGCGACCGGCACGACGAACCAGTACTTGCACATGATCATCGTGCTCGCCGGCCACGAGGTCAACGCGATCGGCGACATCTACATCAACGACGAGGTCGCCACGCTGGACGGTAGCGGGTTCGTGACCTCTGGTGGCTGGAACTCCAAAATCCGCGTCAAGAAGCACCTTGGAACTGCCGCCCAGACGACTGATGCGTCGCTGCTCGCAGAGAGCGCGCAGATCAATTCGAACTTTCGCGGACGCGGGATCGCCTATCTCTACGTCAGGCTCGAGTACGATCAGGATGTGTTCACAAACGGCATCCCGCTCTTCTCGGCTGTCGTACAGGGGAAGAAGGTCTTCGACCCGCGCACCAGCACGACGGCGTTTTCCGCCAACGCTGCCCTCTGCATCCGTGACTATCTGGTCGACGCTCGTGGCCTCGGGGACAGTTCGATCGACAATACCAGCTTCTCGGCGGCGGCCAACGTGTGCGACGAGAACGTCAGCCTATCTGGCGGCGGCACGGAAAAGCGATACACGATCAACGGCGTGATCTCAGCCGATCAGAGCATTCAAGATGCCCTGCAACAGATGGTCACAGCCTGCGGCGGGTCGCTATGGTGGGGCGGCGGCAGTTGGAAGCTGAAGCCTGGCTACTACACCGCGCCGGTCAAGACGTTGACCCTCGACGACATTGTGTCGGAGATCAGCACGCAGACCCGCGTGCCGATGCGCGACAACTTCAACATCGTTCGCGGAACATTCAACGATGCCGGCCAGCGGTGGATCGCTGCCGAGTACCCTGAACTTCGCTCTGCCGCGTTCATCGCCGAGGACGATGGAGTCGAAAGCCCGGTCGACATCGAGTTCCCGCTGACAACCTCGTCGGCGACTGTGCAGCGGCTGGCGAAGCAGATGCTCTTCCGCAACCGGGAGCAACTGACGTTCAGCGCAGATTTCGGAATGGCCGCGTTGGAATTGCAGGTCGGCGACATCGTGGCGCTGACCATCGACCGCTATGGCTGGTCCGCGAAAGAGTTCGAAGTCGTCGCGTGGACATTCGGCGCCAATGGTGAAGCTGGCGACCTTCGCGTTACGATGACGCTGCGGGAGACGAGTTCGGCGGCCTTTTCGTGGACGGCTGAAGAGAGCGCGATCACTGGCAACAACTCGACCCTGCCTGATCCGTCATCGGGGCTGACGATCACCAACCTGACAGCTTCCGCCGGCGGTCGGACGCAAACCGATGGAACACGCATCAACTCTGCGATCTTGAACTGGGATGACGCATCCAACAAGTTCGTCGACTACTATGAAGTCGAATGGCGCCCTGTCGCTGACAGTAACTATGCCGCGACTACCACGGATGAAAGTGACATCGAACTTTCTCCGATCATCGATAGCATCCAGTACATCTTCCGCGTTCGCGCCGTCACGATTGCTGGTGTTCGCGGGGGCTGGACCAGCGTCACCCTGACAGGAGGTGGCGATACTACAGCGCCAGGACTACCAACTGCCATCTCAGCCAATGGTCAGTTTGGCTACATCGAGATCAAATGGACGAACCCGACTGATTCTGATTTCAGTCATGTCGAGGTCTATGAGAACACCGTCGACAACTCTGCGACTTCGACGTTGGCCGGCATCTCCGCAGGTTCGAACTTCATCCGCAATAATCTTGCGCTAAGTGTCACGCGCTACTACTGGCTGAAATCTGTCGACTTCAGCAACAACAAATCTGCCTTCACTGCGGGGGTGAGCGCAACCACCAGTTACTTGGACAATGCTGACTTCTCGGGCGGCATCTACAGCTTGTTCACCGCGCAGGGCCTCTATGCGATCCGCGATGTCACCAGTCTGCCTGGGGCCGGCGCCTTCGTCGGCGAAAAGATTTACAACCGCACCGACGGGAAGCTGTATCAGTGGACAGGAGCGGCCTGGACGCTTGTGATCGCTGATGTCGCTGCTGGCTCGATTACCGAGACCAAGATCGCGACGGATGCTATCACCACGCCGAAGATCGCGGCAAACGCGGTTACCGCCGCAGAGATTGCGGCCGCTACGATCACTGGCGATCGCATCGTCGCCAACACCATCACAGGCGGTCTGCTCGCGACCAGCGGGATCATCACGAACAGTGCACAAATCAACAACGCGGTCATAACGAATGCGAAGATCAATGATCTCTCGGCAGACAAGATCAATGCAGGTGTTTTAAGCGCATCGCGCTTGATCGGATCTGGCGCTGTTAGGATTTCGCGCGGAAGCTACAACGCAACGATCACTTTGAGCGATACTATCGACTCTGGAGATTTCTCTGTCACCCTGACCGGCGTGACCGTTGGCAACATCATAGAAATACTCGCCTGGGGCAGGATGGAATATGGCATCACAACCTATATGGCGCTTTCAAGATCTGGCATAAGCGGGACCGCTGGATTTAGCACTCAACTTCAAGCGCCGGCAGGCACAAGTGATAGCGACGCTTGGGTTTTAGGCGGGACAGCGACATCAACGTCGGTCAGTGCGAGTTTCCTAGTCATCCCTGCTGGCAGCGGAACAACAACAGTGACCTACGATCTTGAGATCATCATTCTGGAGTTCTACAAATGATGTATCTTTTCGTTCGCAAAGCGGATGACAAAGTAACAACGATTTTCGACTGCACCAGCATTGATGATGCAGAAGCCTCATGCCCAACGAGCCATCGCATCGAGCCGTATGAGGAAATAAATCGCAACATGATGAGGTACGCTTACCATCGAGATGGTGCTGTCTTCTATTCAAAGACTGCACAAGACGCAGAAATCGAAACGGCTTGGATTTCTCTGCGCGCAGATAGGGATAGAATGCTTTCCGCATCCGACTGGACGCAGGCACCAGACGCGCCGGTCGACCGCGCTGCATGGGCCGCCTACCGTCAGGCGCTGCGTGATCTACCGGCCAACACCGTTGACCCCCGTGCTCCGCAATGGCCTAGCCCGCCTGCATGAATGATGCTAAGATGCCGCACGCGCGCATCCTCTACAGGAGACTCCTTCGATGGCTACCTTCAACAAAGTGAACGACTTCGTGAAGAACGCGGTCCATAACATGGACCTCGAAAGTGACCAGATCGTGATCGCCCTTTCGAACACCGCTCCCGGTTCGGAGTCGAGCAACCCGACTTCCGACAACAATGGCGTCCTGGCGAACGTGACCCAGATCACCTACACGAACCTCTCGAGCCGCAACGTGACGACGACTTCGTCGACGCAATCCGGCGGCACCTACAAGCTGGTGCTGGCGGACATCACGCTCACCTCGACCGGCGGCACGACAGGCCCGTTCCGCTATGTCTACATCTTTAACGACACGGTGACGACGCCGGCCGACCCGCTGATCGGCTACTATGACTACGGCTCGTCCCTGACGCTGAATGATGGCGACAGCCTCACGGTCGACTTCTCGGCGGCGAACGGCGTTCTTCAGATCGCTTGAGGTGACAGGACATGGTGACGCTCGTCAACCGCGCCAAGATGGCGACGGCCACTACAGGCACAGGCACGATTACGCTCGGCTCTGCGGTGACAGGATACCAATCCTTCGCGGCTGCGGGCGTCACTGATGGGCAGACAGTCCGCTACGTCATAGAGGACGGTAGCAACTGGGAAATCGGCGCAGGCGTCTACACGGCGTCTGGCACAACGTTGTCTCGGACGCCGAGCGAGAGTTCTGCATCCGGTGCGGCAATCAATCTCAGCGGCGCAGCCACGGTCTTCGCTACGGCGGCTGGTGGGGACATCGTCCAGCCGAGCAATAACCTGAGCGATCTGTCGAGCGCATCGACGGCTCGCACAAATCTTGGCCTCGGCACGATCGCCACGCAGGACTCATCCAATGTGTCGATCTCTGGCGGCAGCGTGACGGCAACAATCGACAACTCAACGCTTGAAGCGTATCGGGAGACGATCACGACGGTCGGCACTGTTTCGGCGTCGACCTACAATATCGACACGAGTCTCTCGAACATCTTCGACATCACGCTTGGCAACAACGTGACCTTCACGTTCACGAACCCGCCTTCTTCTGGTTACTCGAGGCCGGTGGTGATTGTTCTTCGGCAGGACGGCACTGGAAACAGAACCGCGACGTTCACAAATGCCAAGTACACAGAGGGACAAACGCCAACACTTTCGACCGGGGCATCAGACATCGATGTCCTGACATTCTTCACCGTCGACGCCGGTTCTAACTGGTTCGGCACCTTCGCAATGGCTAACGTCTCATAAGAAAGGAGAGCACGATGGCACACCGGGCAAACGTCAACTTCTATCTCTACACCGGCTTCAACTCATCGGCGCTTGAGTCCTATGAGGCTTTCCAGCACATGAAGGCCAGCGGCATTGAGTTCTCGCATCTGCACTATGCAGATCCCGAGCAGCATGAAATCTGCATCAATTGGGCAAACGAGACGTTTGCGGACACCCCGCATGCAGCCAACGTGACCTCTTTCCCTTTCGTGACCTACGACAAGGCTTTCGACTTCAAGGATGTCCCGCCGCGTGAAACGGTACTCGTCTACGGTGTCGACGCGATCAAGGCGATCGATTGGGCTGCACTGGCTAACTTTGAGGGGTAAACTATGCCCATCGCTGTCTCTAGCCTTCTGCGAAGGACCATCGTCCCAGCAGGATCTGCGACCTTCAACTCAAGCGGAACTTTCACGTCCCCGTTCGGCGTTCAGGCGGTCTCAATCGCCGGGAAGGGTGCTCCTGGGAACCCCGGCAATCCAGGAAATCCTGGCAACAACGGGGCTGCTGGGAATGGCGGCGCGAGAGGTCTAGCTGGGAACCCTGGCAACCCGGGCAGTCCGGGAACCGGAGGCGCAGGCGGCGCTCAAGGTAACGGTGGTACTGCTGGCACCGCTGGCGCGGGGGGCGCTGGTGGATCAGGTTCATTCAATTCCGAAACTACTACCACATATAACACCTCCGGTAGCACTATTCCGTCTCCCGCTGGGGGGGGGCAGACTGGCACAGGCCGTGGTGGGCCGGGTGGGAGCACAACCGCAAGAACTTTCACTGTCAACATTGCCCCAGTGACCGTGAATATAGACAAGTACCCTGGCAGGGCTGGCGGCGCTGCGGGAGACGGCAACGCCGGAGGCGCAGGAAACCCCGGAGGTGCTGGAAGCCCCGGCGCGGTCGGCGCGAACGGAAATTTTGGCACTGGAGCAAATTCCGGTACCGCCGGGAACCCCGGAAACGCTGGCACTGCTGGCGCCCCAGGCAATAATGGAAGCGTTGGGACCGCCTCTTCTGTGTTTTCTTTGAACTTCTCTGGCGGGGGAGGGGGCTTGGCCGGTAATCCTGGCGCCGCTGGAAACCCAGGTAATCCCGGTAACAATGGAAACCCAGGAAATAACGGTCCTCGTGGGAATGGCGGGACCGCAGGTGGTACCGGGAACCCAGGTAACGCTGGCTCATCTGGCAACCCCGGCACCGGTGGTGGAGGGGGTGGCGGTAGGGGCGGCGGAAACCACAACATTGTTGGCAGTCCGACTGGCAGGATAAACACAACTGGGGCAGTCGGCCCCGGCAACGCTGGCACCCCCGGCACAAGCGTACCAGGTGGTGGGAATGGAGGCGCTGGAGCAGCGGGAGGTAATAGTTCTGTTAACCCAGCTGGAGCGGCAGGTAACCCCGGCAACGCTGGGGCAGCGGGCGCCAATGGTACCGCAGGCAATACTGGCAACCCCGGAGGCGCTGGCAACCCCGGTACGGCTGGCACCAATGGCAACCCCGGTACGGCGGGAACAGCAGGCACAGGTGCAACAGCCGGGGGAACAGCAGGTGCCGGTAGTGCCGCCAACACGACGAACGCGAACGCTGCAATCATCATGCGGACGGCATATCCCGTGTCGGTCGCCACATCGGGGCAAATCATAGTGAACTGGAACCGTCAGTGACGCATTATATTTTCAAACCCACGCCATCGCAGGGGTACGGCAACCATCCGTTCACGACTTGGGGAGATGCTGTATCGCTAGAAGAGATTGAGGCGATCAAGAAGTTCGCCTCCGTTATCGGTGAGTCGGAAGCGGTCATCGGAGACAATCAACTATCAGAAGATTATCGTTCCTCAAAAGTCTCTTGGCTGCACTACAACCAGCAAACAGAGTGGATATTCGACAGGGTCGCTCACATCGTCAGCAATATCAACGGGCAATTCTATGGGTTCGACATTCATGGGCTGTGCGAGGCGATTCAATTCACGACATACTATGCCAGCGAGAATGGGCATTATGACTGGCATCAGGACGCAGGTGCGACGGACATTGCCCCCAGAAAGCTGTCTATCGTCATCCAATTGAGCGACCCTGATGATTATGACGGCGGTGAACTGGAAATTCTATCTTCTAGAGATCCTGTTCAAGTAATGAAAAAACAGGGCTTGGCGACTGTCTTCCCCAGCTTTATGCTGCATCGAGTCACGCCTGTCACGAAGGGCGTGCGGCATTCCCTTGTGGCTTGGATAGCGGGGCCTAAGTTCAGATGACCATCTCGACGCAGTACGAAAACTTCATCGGCGTCTATGACGATGCCTTTTCTGCCAAGTTCTGTGATAGCTTGGTCGAATATTTCGAGTGGTCTCAGAAGACCAATCGTACTTACGGCAGGGACGAGCAAGAGAGAATCAAAAAGGACAACTCTTGCAACATAAACCCGACCGATGTCACCAGCATCTCGTTCGCACATCCAAACATCGGCGGATTCTTGGGCGAGTTCAATGAGACCTTCTGGAACGTTTGCTATGCTGACTATATGAAGAACTACAGTGTGCTCTCCGACTATGATCGGCACACTGTCTACACCTACAAGATCCAGAAGACACAACCTGGCGGAGGGTATCATGTGTGGCATAGCGAGGACGGAGGAAAACTTTATTCAGGCAGGGTCGGAGTCTACATCCTCTATCTCAACGACGTGCAGGAAGGCGGCGAGACGGAGTTCCTGTACTTCCACAAACGAGTGTCCCCGAAGAAAGGCAGGCTTGTCGTGTTCCCGCCAAACTTCCCTTGGGCACACCGAGGAAACCCGCCTCTCAGCGGCACCAAGTACATCATGACTGGGTGGTTGGAGTTCTCCTGATCTTCGGCTATCATGCGTCTGCCAAGCGGCGAATGAGGATCAGACATGCTCGGCTTTGCTCCACTTGCCTCATCTCCGCTTGCTGACGAAGTTTCCGTAGCGTCCTACAGCCTGACCGCCGACGCCGGTAACTTCACGCTCACTGGACAAGGCATCACGACGTCGACCAGCATCGTCGGCGGTCAAGGCAGCTTCGCGCTTACGGGTCAAGCTGCGCCTCTGGTCGTCACCATGCCGGCCGGCGCAGGCAGCTTTGTCCTGACGGGCCAGGCGAATGCGTTCATCTTCGCCGGAAAGATCACTGCACAGCAGGGCAACTGGATTGTCACTCCGCAGACGATCAACAAGCAGATCAACAAGACAGCCGAGACGGGCAGTTTCAACGTCACCGGGCAAGCAACGTCGATCGGCAAGTTGTACGTCATGCCCGCCGACCAAGGCAGCTTCACGCTGACAGGTCAGGCTGCGTCTTTCACGTTCCGTTTGACGGCTGGATCTGGCGCGTTCGCTCTGAGCGGGCAAGCGGCCAACACGAACACTGCCATCGCTCACGGCACCGGCACCTTTACGTCGACCGGCCAGGATGCGGCTATTCTGCCTACGACAGTCATCCAAGCCGGTGTTGGCACGTTCACGCTGACGGGGCAGGATGCCGACTTCCACCGAGGCTACGGACTGCAAGCTGGCGCTGGCAACTTCGCCCTGACTTTCCAGAACGTCGACATCGACACGGTTCTGAGCGTAGGCACAGGCAGCTTCGTGCTGACTGGGCAAGCGATCAACATCGGCCGCAGCTATAGGATGCCTGCCGACGAGGCGACCTTCGCGTTGGCCGGCCAGGATGCCACGCTTGACCGCGACTATGCTCTCGCGGCTGGCGCTGGCAGCTTCGCCCTGACTTTCCAGAACGTCGACATCGATACAGTGCTCGGGGTCGGAACTGGCACCTTTACGCTGACAGGTCAGGCGGCTGGCCTTCTGCGCGGTTACAAGATGTCTGCCGATCAGGGCGCCTTCACGCTCACCGGGCAGGACAACAACTTCGACCTGACCCGTCGCCTCGACGCCGGCACTCGATCCTTCACGATGTTGACAGAGCCTGCCGCGCTGAAGGTTCGCCGCTACATCAATGGCGCGGCAGGCAGCTTCACAATCGCGGGGCAGGATGCTGTTCTGATTCGGGGGCGCAGCCTGGTCGCTGCGCGCGGGAACTTCGTGCTGACGCGCGAGACAGCCAACCTGATCCCGTCGATCACGCTGCCCGCCAACGTCGGCATCTTCACGGCGACAGGACAGGCGGCAGGCTTCCGGCGATTCCTGAAAATCACGACGGCAGGCAGCTTCGTGTTGACGGGCCAAGCGGTCAATCTGGCGCAACAAAGCGGCAGAAGGTTCGAGCACGTCAACACGAATGCTACGATCACCCTATCGCTTGCGGGTGCGAATGCTGCTATAGTTTCCCCGGCGAACAACGAGGCGGCGTGATGGCCTTCTACATGAAACAGAACGACACCGCCCCGTCGATCAGGGCCACCCTGGAGAACGGGAACGGCAACCCAATCAACCTCACGGGTGCGACGGTTCGCTTCCATATGCGTGTTCTTGGCGGCAATACGACCAAGGTCGACGCGGCGGCAACGGTCATCAGCGCGGCGGCCGGCATCGTGCAGTACAACTGGATCGCGGCGGACACGAACACAATCGGCACCTACACGGCCGAATTCGAGGTCACCTACGCTGACAACACGGTCGAGACGTTCCCAAACAACACCTACATCCGCGTCGAAATCACCGACGACATTGCGTGAGGGGCGAGATGGATATGATCGACACCATCATGCAGTGGATCGTCGCGCCGGTAACCGGCTTCGTGATCTTCATGTTCAACCGCCAGCAGCGGCATGAGACAGAGATCGCCGTCATCCGCGCGACGATGATCGAGCAGAAAAGTAGCCACGACCGGGAATTCAAGGAACTGCGGGAAACCTTGAAGACGGTGATGTCCAAGTTGGACTCGATCGAGCAGGCTCTGCGGAAATGATGCGATGCTCGATCCAGTCAGTGCCATAGCCCTCGC